GTTTACCAAACAATGAAAAGCACAATGCATCTAAAATTGTGCTTTTACCTTCACCATTCTTACCAATGATTAAAGTAGTTGGGGATTTGGCTAGTAATACTTGGTTCGCTGCGTTACCTGTGGAAAGAAAGTTCTTCCACTCTACACTTTTAAATACAATCATTCACTCTTCCATTTCATACCCATAGACTTATAAATGAATCTCATTATGAAGTTGGGTTTCTTTTTAGAAATAACAGTAATTGGCATGGCATCTACATTGATAGTAAAGGATGGTGAGCCAAGATTATTAGAGACAGTAGTCCAAGTAGTTCCACCATTACCGACCATCAATCCCATACCAGAAGTGATTGATACAGAATTTTTCCATCGTTCTTCTTGTAACTGTTTAGCATATTCATCACAAGGTTTAAAATCTAACTCAAGCGAAACTTGCTCGGTAAGTGGGAAGAAATATTGAATCTCTAACTGTTGCATTAGACCACCTCTATGTTAATGGCTTCCGTATATAATGTTTTCATAAATGTCTTAACCTGTTCTTTATCAACATCGGTTTCAACACTATCAATATAATTAGATAAAACACTTACTGTATCTTCAAGATTGATTTCTTCGCCAATCTCTCCGTCTTCAAACTCAGACATGTCCTCAATAATCTTGATTTCATGACAACCTTTATTATACAGCTTTTGAATAAATTTGTCAAACTTATAAAAGTCTGTTTTATTGACAACAATTAACTTAACAAACTTATTCTCTAGATCGATAGAGTCGAGGTCGATGGGTTCACATCCCTTGTCGGTGTACTCAATTCTGGTGAACATTGTATAAGGATTTGGGATAAATTCGAGTTCTCTATTGTCAAGGCTAAACAAGTGGAACCCTCGTGGATCATTATAATCTTGCCAAGTAAGCTCATAGGGATTACCGAGGTAATGAATGTGACCATTACCACTGCGGTGATGATAGTGCCCACTGAACACGAGATCAAACTTATCAAACAAACTTGTTTCCAATCCTTCATGAGATTGCATTCCCTTATACATTGCAAAGCCAGCAATTTCAAAATGACCCATGCAGATTTCTGCTTGCGTTTGCTTTAGTTGATCGAGTGATTCTTGATAATTATCTGGACAAATCCATGGCATCATACAAATTGGAGTACCTCCAACGTATATAGTTTGTGGGTCATCAATAACAGTTATATTCTTATACTCACGTAACAGTAAGTCAGGTGAGTTTACATCATTGGTGTTTTTGTAATATGTATCATGATTGCCAGCGAGCATATACACACTAATATTACGCTCAGCCAACTTATCAAAGAACATTTCTTTTGCTCTTTGGAGAGCATAAAAATTGACGTATTTACGCCTATCAAAAGTGTCGCCAAGAATAAGTACAGTATTAATGCCAGCTGCATCAAGACTAGGAAAGAAAGTGTTATCATAAAATTTTTGAAAGAAGTCTAAAAATGCGATACTGTCGTTTCTAGCTCCAAAGTGTTGGTCGGTGATTATCGCTACTCGCATCCCCAGCTACCTCCATAGTTTCTATTTTAACTTCATGTTTCATAACAAAATCAGCCATGTCCTCGAACGTATCAAATTTACTTATAATTTCTTCTCCATTATCTAAAGTTAATTTGATTTGATACATCAGATGAACCCTACCTTTCTTTCTTTCGCTTTATGTTGTTGTTCATTAAACACTTCAGCAATAGAATAAGAATCTTTAACTGCAGGAAGTGTTACTTCAAGTTTATCTGCCAATTTCTTCGCTTGTTCTGCATTCAACGCATCAAAGGTAACGATGTCAAAGCATCTTCCTGGACGAGTCAGTGCACTATCAATATCACGAATGCTTGGAAGGTTGGTAGAGAAAATCATTTTCTTACCTTTGGTGGTAACAAGACCATCACCTACGTTAAGGAAACGATGCATCATTGTATTACCTTCAGTTCTTGGTGCCAAGAAAGCATCGCTATCTTCAAGTACCATTACACTCTCATCAGATTCAATGAAGTGTGCAAAGAAACCATCCTTATCAAGAATGTTTGCATCATAAGAAACGATTGCAGAAGAGTTTGTGTGGGAAAGTAGTCCACGAATGAAAGTTGTCTTACCAGTTCCAGGTGGACCGATTAGCAAAAGAATATTTGCTGATGATTGCATATAACGATCGTAGTAGCTTTCAAGACTTTCCCCTTTAAGGAAAGGATACATCTCTGCAACAGGTAGTCTATCACGATTCAATGGAACATTAACAGATTGTCCATCACCACCATATACCCACTCGATATGGCAAGTAATTTGGTCGAAGTTCTGTTCAACCATGGTAACAACACCTTCTGCAAAATCTGAGTCACCATAAGCACGTACATCGGTAGTGTTACTGTTAACATCAAACTTAATAAAGTTGTTGGTGCCATTCTCAACAATAAAACCTGAAGACGGAGAAGATTGAACGAATAGCCAATCAGCAAATTTTCCCTCAGACCAATGTTGCCACTTTTCACGATTGCACAAAACTGAAGTGTGACGATGAACAGTCGAAACACCTGCATCAGAGCGACGCTTAAAAATTTCAGATGTGATTAAGTCATCAACATCAGAAACTCCAAGGAAAATTTTATTATCAGTTGTATTCATAATTTCTTTCAAATTAAACATATTGTCATAAGAATCCCAAGTATATCCCCTAAGAAATTTCCTACCTGTTTTCCTGCGTCTGGGTCTTCTAGAACGAAGTCTTCTTACGACATTGGCAACACTAGATCTACCTTCAGTTAAACTTCTAATGTAATCAGACAGATCTCTATAACTGTTGCTCATTGTTATCATCACCTATAAAATCATCAAGTGTTTGTTTTTTCTTTTTAGCCTTTGCAGCTTTTTTCTTTTCAATAAACGAATCATCAAAGGTACTATTCTGTTGCATAAAGTCAAGATATGCATTTTGAAAATGTCCATCTTCATCTTGCTCTTGTAATTCAAATGCGTCAAAAGCCATATCTTGAATCAATTTGTTTTTAATATATGAATGTTTCTTTTCCTTGCCGATACGACGTAGGAAAGCGAAGTAAATAATTTGTGTGAAATATGCGAACGGATTGCTCGACTTTTCTGGATCAAAATTATCAAAGTAGTTGATACAGTTCTCGATACCATCAAGAATCATATCGTCTTTGTAAGTGTAATTAATGAAGTTTGGTTTATATGATAAATGGGTTGCGATTTTAAGAATACATTCACCAAGATAATTTGGGATAATTGGTTTGGGTAACCCTTGCTCTTCTGCTTCCTTTACGCTTTTCTTATATTCTTTAATTGCTGCCAAGAAGTCAGCGTTGTTTATGTAGTTTGCCACAAGTAAAAATCTCCTATTAACATCATTCAATAATATAAAGTATACTACAAATTGTGATAAAAGTAAAGTTTTATTTGATTGCAATTTCTGCAATTATAAAATTATTTTACATTTATTTTGAAAACAAGTAAACTTTCGGTGTGGGGTTTGAAAGAAAGGATTAATGAATTGTATCATTACCTTCGATGAATGTTCTGACTTCTTCCTCTTCCTTCTCTGCAATTGACTCTAAGAGTTTTATTCTCTTCTGAATTTCTTCATTACTTAATTCAGCAACTTCTTGCTGTAATTCTTCATCTTCCCATTCTAATTTTCTCACACTACCATCTTGCTTTTGTTTAATTGGAACATGTTCCTCTGCTTCAGATGCTAATCTAATATAATGCGGGATCAACATGCTGTGGAGATTTTTAACAAAAAGAATATTTCTTTTGTTGAGAGTTAGATTTGAATCTTCAGCGAACTTGCAGTATGGAGTCGCTGTTACATGTTCAGAACCTTGCTCTGCTCCAATAATCGGAAATAAACGCAATAGTAATGGCGACGAAATTTGAATATTCTCGTCTGTTTCTTTTTCGAGCACAGCCATAACTTGTTCACCAGAAACAAGTTTAATGATTACAAAATGCTCATTACCCATTAGCATAAATTTACCTCTACCAGTTTAACATCAAATTGTTCTTCTGCATAAGTTTTATATCTTTCTGCAGCGTGATTCAACGTATGATTTTTCCAAGACTTCCAATGTAAGTCATCAGCTAAGTCATAAAGATTACAAGTATCTTTACCATCTTTTAATCTTAACCCACGACCAATACTTTGTAGGTTTCTAATTTTAGATTTTGATGGCGACGCAAAAATAATATTTTCAATCGATGGTATATTAATACCAGTAGAGAAAGTTCCGAACGATGCAATAATAATAGCATCATCTTCGCCCTCTGTAATGTGGCGAATAGATTCTCTGTCTGCAGTATCAACACCACCATGAACGAAAAACACTTTTCTTTCTGAATGAACTTTATCTTTAATCATATCAAAAAGAACCTGTCCGTGTTTTTCTACGTATTGGAAAAGAACCAAAGTATTACCACGAGATTTTACTGCTAAATTGCGTATAAACTTATTACGCTGTTCGTTGGCGACTAGCCAATCCATCTCTTCTTGGTAAGTATTATTTTTTCTTGCCTTACGTATTTCTTCATTATATTTTAGAACCAGACAAGTAATATTTAGTTGGGCGAGTCTTTCCGACTCCATTAGTGCTTTGGTTGTAGTCACTCTATGCACTGGACCGAACATACCTTCAAGAACTAAACGATGAACTTTCTTGTTATCAAGAGTTCCTGTAGTACCGATGCGATAACGAATGTTATCCATCTTTTCCATTACAGTAGTTAGGGACTTGGCTTTGAATTGGTGGGCTTCGTCACCGAAGATTACATTGAACTGACGAAACCACGCTTTGGGTTGCAGATACACAGATTGCCAAGTTGTAATCAAAACATCTTTAGTGAAATCTTTTGAGAACCCACTATAAAGTTTTTGACAATGAGCAGATACTTTCCACTCATTGGCTGTTGAGTAATCTTCAAAGTCAGCGTATAACTGCTCAACGAGGGAAGTTGTTGGAACGATAATAATACATTTACGATTACGCTCAACATGCCAACGCATTGCTGTGTAAATAATAAAAGATTTACCTGATGCAGTTGGGGAAAGAAGAAGAGTGCGTTCTCTATCGAGTGCAGTCTTCACTGCTTCTACTTGATAATCACGAATCTCAATAGGTTTACCACGACCATACGGAGTCAATGATTTAGCATAAGAATAAATTTCTTCTGCGGTTATACCATTGCTGGTGGTTATTTCTGAGTTGACATTTAATTGATAATTATTTCGTTCGCAAAACTGTTCAACATAATTCAATAAACCAATATAAAGAGTTTTCCTTACTTGGTCATACAGACGAACTTTACCATCCCAAAGTCTCGCTCGATATTGAGGAGTGAATCTGGCACCTGGATATTCGTAAGTAAAGAAGTCACATAGTTCTTGCTCGATACTTGGATCACCGAAGACACGCATGTAGACTTCATCTAGTTTCTCTATCGTTAACATTAAAACCCTGCTAAAAACTTCTTCCATTCAACTGCAGTTTTAATCTGCCAGTCACGTGCTTTGATTTGTTGAAGAACTGATTCAAGAAAATAAATCATGGTTTCAAGATAATCAATTTTAATTTTTAAAGTTACCAACTCACTATCACCTTGCAGGAATTCATCCATTTCATTTTTGAGTGGCTTAACACCTTGCCATTGTTCCCAACCAAGATTAGTTAATTCATCACGTGAGAGTTCGCCACGATAATGGCGAAACTTGTTCTTACGCAACAATGCATAATCTGCTTGAAGTTTAGTGTGCTTGAGTTTGGTGTTTACCAGAAGTTTAACATACTTAGCATGTAACTTTGGTGTAGCTGTGGAATTTTCACCGAGAAAGTTGTCATCAATCTCGCAATCTTTTTCCCACAATTGTTGTAATTCATCTAGAGTCATAATATCTCCACTTAGTCATAATATGATTATACTACATATTGCCAATTTTGTCAAACAAATTTGTAATATCCGTAGCGGAATGTTGCAGTACCAACTAGGTATTGCACATCTTGATTTGTTGATTGGAATGTAAGAGAAGAGATACTTACAGGGAAAGTATCATGGAATTGAATATTTTGCACTGGCTTATTATTTGAACCAAGTATTGTAAGAGTTGCATCAGAATAATTCTTTGCAAGTTCAGAAGTTTGATTTAGTTCATTTGAATTCACAAAATTTAAATACTGAGTATAAGTCTCTGGGAATCCAAGAGCAACAACCCAGTTATAGATGGCTCTATAGTTTTCCATATTTTCATCAACTAAAAATTGCACATCTAAACTATCATATGTTAATGTTTCACCTGGAATTGGTGCTACGTTGAATGGGTTACCAAATTCTGGTGCACCTAAAGTAATACCAGGAAGATTAACTTGCTGACAGAAAAAATTTATCTGTGGCAATTTTTTAACTGAGAACATAAACCCATTAGGTGATAGTGGGGAAATGTTATCTGGGATTGGGCAGGAAATAGTGTTATTCATGTTTACTCTTTAGTATCTTCATGCTAATATTTATAATAAAAAAAGGGGAGCCGAAGCTCCCCTTTCAAGTACCTATCTTACGTAGGTTTCTAACTATTACATCAAGTTAGTTACTGCTACCTTACGGTAGTAGATGTTAGTGCCAGAAGACAAGCTAGTGAATGGGTTTGCAACCATGCCATAACGTGTCTTGAAACCAATCTTAGGTTGGAAAGTGCTTGGGTCAACTGCACGAACCATCTGTAATGGAACGTATGGGCAATAGAACAAGCCAGCGTCAAACGCTGAAGTACCTTTGTAACCAACAACGAAGAATTGGCTAGTTGACTGGTTAGCAGAATATGGATCAACATAAACTTTATACTTACCATTCAATACACCAGCGAATGTAGTTGAAGACTCATCAACATTCAAGCCAGTTGACAATGCAGGAGCATAGTCAAGAACGCCAGCCATTGCTAATGCAGAAGCTACGTCGCTTGAACAGATGATGAAGTTACCACGTCCACGACGAGTAGTCTGGGCGATAGCGTTTGCTTCACGTTCGATTTGGAACAATAGTCCCTTGAATTTCTCAACAGACCAACGACCATTTGAGTCAACGTCCATGTCGAAAGTACCAGCAGTTGCAGTGTTAACTTCTGCGCCAGTTTTAGCAGCAGCGTAAACAGTACGTACAACTTCACGGTTAATTTCAGCTTGGATTTCTGAAGAAAGAATGTTGCTCAATTCGTTTTCAGCATCAAGACCATGAACTGCTTTCAAGTCTTGTGCAAGTTCAACAGTGTATTCTGCTTTCAAAGCACGAGTTTGTGCAGTTACAGTTGTCTTCTCGATAGAGAATGCCATCTGATTGAAAGTAGTTGCGCCACCTAGATCTTCTGCGTTAGCAGTAGTGATACCAGTACCAGTAGTATAAGTACCAGAAACTGGGTTAGAACCAGCGTGAGTACCAGTACCAGCGAAGTCAGTATCTGCTTCGTTGAATAGAGCCTCAGTGCCGTTCTGTGAAGTATAGCGTGACTTCATTGCGAAGATCAAGCCAGTTGGTTGAGTCATTGGCTGAACACCAGCGATATCATAAGCGATAAGCTGTGGAGCTGCACGACGTACTAGAGCGATCAATACTGGATCGTAACCAGCCATCTGAGCATTAGTACCTGCGCCACCAAGAGCAACACCAGTACCACCAGCGTTAGCTGGAACTGCTTCGAAAAGAGCTTCAGATTGCTTAGCCATCTCACGCTCTTGGTTCTCTAATAGAACAGCTGTAACTTCTTTACGATAGTTGTCAGCAATTTTTGGAGCAGATTCAGATTCTAGAATCGGTGCCCATTTTTTAAGTAAATCTTGACGATTCATTTTATTTTTCCTTTTTGAAAATGATTACTTGCGATAGTTGAGTGCGGATAGATACTTTGCCATTGTAGGATCGATTTTCTTTTCCTCAGTCAAAGTTTCCACTGGCTCATCAGTTACCACGGATGTTACTTCCGCTTGTTGCTTGGTAGTAAAGTAATTCTCACGAATTGTCTGAACTTTTGATTTGAAAGTGTCAGCGTCTTCATAAGAAAGTTCTTCTGCTAAACCTTTTAGTTTTTCTACTTCAGTATCAGTCAAACCCTCGCATGCAGTTTCAACGATTTCGTTACGCTTCAATTCGCCGATTGTTTTATTCAATTCAACGTTAGTAGCAACTTGCTCGTTTAATTTTGCTTCGAGTTCTTCAACTTTACTTTCCATTGAACCTAGTACATCAAACTTTTCTTCTGGAATGTCGATATAGTGTTCTTCGAAAAGACCTTTTAGTCCAGCAACAAATCCTTCAAGGATTTCGGACTTCATACCATGCTCAAGGGCTAATTCATTCTGTGCAATCCACTGCTCGACAACGTAGTCGAGATATCCATCAACTTTTTCAACAAGACCCTCTGCAATCTCTGCAGCTTCTTCTTCAAGTTTAGCTGCGTATTCTTCTTCAATTCGTGCTACTTCTGCTTTAACACGAGTTGTAACTGCTGCTTCATAAATGGTAGTTGCTTTAGCACGGAACTCTTCAGAGAGTTCTTCACCATTCATAAGAGCATCAATATCTTCTTTTACACCTTTGATTGGAAGGTTGCTAGCTTCAGCAGCTTCTTCATCTTGGTTTACTTTGTTTTTAGTCTTAGAAGTACCACCCTCTGCAGCCTTTTCAGTGTCAACATTATTTCTAGCGTTGTCTGGATTGGCAGGAGGAGTAGTTGGCTTAACTGCTTCTTCAGCAACTGCCTCAACTTCTTCTTCTACTAGATTCTCTTCTTGAGTGTCAGCAACTTGTTGCTCGAGAGCAGCAGCTTTTGACTCAGCAAGAATTTCAGCGATTTTTTGTTCGATTGACATCGTTTTCTCCTAACTGGATAGTTCTATGTAATTATTTATTATTTATCTGATTTTAGTCAGAAAATGTTGGAAAGCACGTAGTTTGGCTTCCTCTAGGTTGCGAGATGAAGTCTTCTTAATAATAGCTCTTACTTCATCAATCTGCTTTTCCACAAACTTTCCATCAACGAATACCCACTCCCTACTTTCCATAATACCACGTACGAAAGCATCTGGAGCAGATGGGTCAGCAACGATGTCTGCTGCGGTAGACAGCATAAAGTCATCCTGAACCACTTGAACACCCTCTTTGTTCATTTGTAGAGAACCAAGTGCTCTTGAAGATACTCCTAAGTTTGCACCACCATCTAAAAGACCTTTGGCGATTTGACCCATTGGTGTATCTAAAATCTTTGCTTTACCGATATAGTTAGTACCTTCTTTTTTCAAATCAACGATCAAATGTGATACACGATCTAAGTTGATTGATGGAGAATCTGGATGTCCAAGTTCGCCATAGGCACGATTTTCTTTAACGCATTGTTGCATATATCTTGCAACTTCTTTATCCATAATTGATTCTGGATAACTGCGTCCATTACGGTTTACTAATTCTGATTGAAGGAAAACACCTTCAATGTAATATTGTTTACCCTTACCGAGTTTGTCTTCGGTAAGAAGTTTAAC